GCTGTACTCTTTTAGCTACATGAGTATTTGGAACTGGAACTCCGCCTGTGCCATCAGGTCCTTGACCTAATTGAGATGAAGGCAAATTAGCAGTATTACCATCGTATCTAAATCCATGAACTGGATAAGAACAAGTGCCAATCTTACCATCGTTTACAGGACAGCTGACGTCAATTCCATTCAGAAATCTCGCAACATAAAGAGGCACTTCATAAGTACCACCATCAATCATGGATTTTTTAAATTCTGGAATCCCAGGATATTTCTTCACGTGAACATGAGCAATTGCTCCAGGAGTTTCAAAGTTCTTGAAAATCCCTTTAACCATCTTGGTTTCTTCAGCGATGAGTTTTTTAATCTTTTCTTTCGCTTCAGCTTTAGTCATGTCATTTACCGGCTCTGCAGAAGTCGAAGTTACAGATCCAGCTATATTCAATTTTTTAGTTGTCATTTTATCTCCAAAAAAGAGGGGATGAACGTTTTAAGTCCAGAGCCCCTCTACGGTTAATTAACTAAGTGGGTAACCACGCCATGCAATCCATCGGATCACATCACTAGCTACACCGTAAACGCTAGAACCTAAAGACATCACCAAGGAGGAAACGTTTCTAGTTCTGTCATCTAAAAGGTTAGCTGGGTTAACTGAACTACCTGCAATAGTAGTAGTTGCTGCCATACCTACAGGCTCAACAAAAGGCACTTGCACACCAGTTGCTGCGACTGCAGAAGTTGGGAAAGCAAAAGTACTACCAGTGCTATTGATGTTTACAGTGATGGTGTTAGTGATACTAGACGCATCAGCTGTATTAATAGCGGAGATAGTTGCGGTTATAAACTGACTTACACCATTATTCTGACCAGTAGGACCGGTTACAGAAAAAGGATTCGGACCAGTAATATAGTTATTTGGAACATAAATTCTTACAGCCTGGCCCACAGTATAACTATGAGTAACAGCTAAAGTAAGAATAGAACTTGTTCCAGCACCTTGAACTCCCGCAGCAGTTGCAGTGCTTATATTAACTATATTTTGTCTTCTTGGCTGATACGCTGCACCATAGTTCAATTTCTGAACTTGGAATGCAGACGCAGCTGCTCCATAACCAGTAGTATCTAAATAAGTCAAATCAAAGGAAGAACCATTGACAGAAGTGACAGTAAAGTCAAAACCAGCAATTTGAAGCATTCCAGTTGATTTGGTTATTCTTACTACATCCCCAGTGCTAAAAGTCTGAGTAGCAGAAGCTACAGCAGGATTAGCTTGAGTAATAGTAGTACCAGTGATAGCAGCCTGTAATTGAGCGCCAGTAGGGTCAATTAAGGTGAAGCCATTAGTTTTTACCATGTTAGTGGTAATATCAGTAGCTTGACCGCTAACTCTGTTTTGAACAAAAGCATAGCCAGGAAGCATATCTTTGTACCACCATGCAGCGAGCATGTCAGTATCAGAAGAAGTTCCTCCAAACTGAGTTTCATCCCAGATCTCGAACTTAATCAGATCTGCAGAAGAAGTAAGCCCTGGAAGAGGTATATTTATAATACCTGCAGTTGAGGCTTGAGTAACGGTCCCTGTTAAAGGCGCAATGTAAGAATAAGACATAAAGTACCTCCTTATGAGCTCAACGTGCAGCGGAGATTAAATATCCACTGATCGTTAAGGATTCGAGGAACTTCGGCCATCTTCCAACCAACGCTCGCATTGAGCGCAAGAGGTCCGTCATAAATAGGTGGTCTATAGATAAACTGAGCGCTATAGCCATCCTGTTCGATCGCAGCAATAGCTTCTCTAGCACAGTGGAAGATGTTGTACACATTCGCACCTAGAAGAGAGGCATTTGGAGTGATACTTCCGATAGAAGAAAGGAGATATCTAGCGTTAGCTACAGTTCCCCACTCTGCATCGAGAGTACTTTGCTGGTTTGGGTAGTTCCATTTTTGGATGAAACCTTGAACGTTATCAAGCTGACCTATTAGATCAGTGTGACCAAGGCCAAAGTAAGCATCACGAACGGGAGCAGTACCAAAGCGATCTTCCCCTTCAACACCGGTCAAGAAGCTGTACGCGTTATTACCACGTAAAGTTCTAATGACGTTATCGATGTCAGAGCGAGTGATCTCGGTTGGATTATCTCCATCTGTTCCACCAACGCAGTTGATAAAAGATGCTGTTGAGGTCAACATATCTCTCATCAATTGATCTTCAGTTTGTCTTAAAGACACACCGAGACGTTGGGATGCTTCATTGAGCACTGGATCTTGGTTTTGCAGAGTCACTTGCTCGTTCAAAAGAACGTAAGTGCCATAGAAGTCCATTTGGGCATCAATGTTTACTGCAGTTAGGTTTTGGGGAGGTGGAGTAATACCACTGTTCCCAAGAGGCACTGGAGCTGTAGCGAGAGGATTGTACCTTCTCATTCTAAGCGTAGTACCACCATTACGAGGCATTGCTTTCAGTTCAGCAGGGATCTTGTGGATCATGTACGGAACTGGGACCGAAAGCAGCTTCATTGAGAATGATTGCTGCACTGGAGCCGGCAACACCGAGGTAGTTGTTATCGACATAGTTAGTTCCTAGTTAGGAACCATCCCTATGCACGTCTAGCACACTCTTGCATCTCTTTCCACATAGCAGCCTTTACTTCTTTAGTAAGACCGTTTTCAAAAAGGTGAGCATTGCCAATAGCGGAAGATTTGGAGACAGCCTGTACAGATACAGGTTTTTGGCTATTTTCTATTGCCTTCTTTTTCTCAGCAGGCATAGAGTTGTCTTTAATACCAAGTTTCTTCAGCAACTTATAGGCTGCTACCCCTTGAGCATGTGGGTCATGCGCAAGTGAATGCAGGGACATTGCAAGTTCTGGTTCAGTTTGTTTCAAAAGTTCAATATTTTCTCGAGTGACAACTTCGGCAAAATCTTGATATTTGAGCTGCAGTCTCTCTTCAACGGTAGCAGCCTCTCTCTCCCGAATGACTTTCTGGGCGACTTTCTCAGCAAGCTTTTCTGCAAGCTTCCTTGCATGAGCTTTAGTGATGATATCGTCATCAGCGAGCTTGTCCAGTTCGTCTACTTCAGGCTGTTGGGGCTTGGCTACGCGCTCAAGCTGTTCTTGCATCTCCCGATTTTGTCTCTCGAGTTCTTGCATTTTGCGCCTGGCTTCTGCCCAATTGTATTCAACGTCATTACGTTTCTTACGATCAGCAGCAGACTCCTGCGCTTCTTCTTTAACCGATTCGGTGGCCTGGCCGCTTGCCTCTGAAGCTTTCGCCTCTACAGCCTCTTTTTCCTCTTCTGGCATGATGTTCCTTTGGGTTTGCGAACTCCCTTTACGCTATAAGTGCAGCTTGTCGGATACGCCGACACGAGAAGCTAAAATAATTACTTGATAGCAGGTTTATATAAGGTCTGTCAAAAAATTATTTTAATTGGATTTTAAAAGAGAATTTTGGAAACTAACTGATTATGAAAAATGTTTTATTGCTACTTCTTGGATTCTTTCTCGGGTTGATTGCTCCGTGCACCATTGATCCAAGTAGCTTTAAGCCGCTTCTGAGCGAACTTGGGCAGAGACTTGCGAGTCGAGAGCCCCCGAAAAACAGTCTAATATCCAAGAGACTAATTTTTGATCGTAACTACTTCCTGAGCGAAGAATAGCTGCGCACTCAGCGTAGGCAGGCAAACTCCATAGAACTATCAGATCACCTTTTTTAGCATCCACAAGGTAAGCAGTCTTCAGATGATTTGGGTACTGATGCATGGCATCTAGAGCACCTGGGACAGTTTGGCGAGTGATGAACCAATTTCTGACCACATTTGTGGCCCAAGGCTCTTTCTTGGTCAAAACAAATACGCAGAAAGGGGATTTATACCGCTTTGTCCCGATCTCTACCGCTTCTTCAAAGTGCTTCGCATAGTCAGGAGCATAAGAAGTCAAGATGTCTTCAGCCGAATAGACAGAAGAGTCTTTCGCCAGATCTATTGAAGCTTGACCAGCTCGAACGCCTTTCGATCCAAAGCGTTCGTAAGAATATTTACTTTCCATGATGCATTTTCTTCAGAGTACGAGCTAGCACAGCTCTTTTTCTGAGCGTAGGATTTTTGGAATGTGCTGCTTTCTTAAGTTTGGCAGCTGGAATATTCTGACCTTTTTTGGCGCCTAATTCTTTACGTAATGCGCCAGGTTTAGATATGGCTGAGGCGATCCATTTGGTTTTCTTAGCCATTATTTACCTCTACCGGCTTTGCGGGCTTCAGACATTCCAATTGCAATGGCTTGTTTGCGATTTTTTACAACTGGTCCTTTTTTAGAACCACTATGTAATTCGCCGCTTTTCCACTCCTTCATCACCTTATGCATTTTCTTTTGCTTTTTCGATTCTTTCTTTTTCACTAATGCACCAAATACGGCATAGTTAATGCCTTCGTTTTCTGATTCTTCTTGGAAGGCTTAGGCTGCTTAATGCCTTCTTTCTTCAAAACTTGAGCGGAAATCTTTGCAGCCTTTCCATCTTGTCTAAGCATTACCATACTACCTAGGATCGTTATGACTTTCGTTTTCAGCTATACCGGAGGTTTCCACGATAGAACCATCAAAGCTATTGATAAGCCCATCACGATAGATAGGCTTTCCAAATTCTCTGTAAATAGGCTCACGAGGTAAATTAGCATAATCGCCTTCACCCATTCTACGGGCAGGCTCCTTCCGTTGCATTTGATCGTAGTTAGCGTCTAATTTGTAATTGGCTCGTTTCATCTTGGCCATATACACCTTATTTTTGATCCGATAGATAGCGCATTGCTTGGCCTACAGATTTATTGCAGCATTCATCAATGCCAGTAATTGTGTCATCTTCTACACCACCTACAGCACGATGTTTTGGATACTGCTCCATCACTGTTTCTTTAGGCATATTGGCATATTCGCCTTTTCCCCAAGCCTTTGCTTCTTTTTCGGATTTGCCTAAACCAGTTGCTTTTCCCATATTTTCTCCTCTGGGTAATTAATCGTTAAAATAACAATTAGTAATTAAGTTGTAAAAAAAATATTTTAATCATTTCTTTTGAAAATATCATCGAACTCATTTCTGTTTTCAGTTTCCATTCTTATCACATTGATCGATCGTATTCTTTGCTCATTGGTTAACTTTTTATTCATCTTTAAAATCCATTTCACATGTGATTCCATTTGACATTGGCAATCAAAACAGACTTTGGATGGAGGTAAATCCCATCCAGTTCGTACTTGATAATAAGTTCTCATGCGGCCTTCGGTTTTTCAGTTTTCGGTTCTTCTGGCTTTTCAGTTAATAGCTTCAATATCTCCAGACCTTTCTTAAGCTGCTCTAGATCCATAGTAGAGATCTCTTTGATCGCTTTTACACGATCCAGACTTCCCTCTTCTCGATCCTTCTGGGCAGCAGCAATACGTTCCACAGCCAGAGCTTGATTCTCTGAAACACGACTGGCCCTTTCGTAACCAAGTCCTTCGTTTGCCATAGCTCTTGCTTCCAGATCCTTGATTTGAGCTTTGAGAACCATGATCTCTGCTTGAGATTGCTGTTGTTGCTGTTGAGCTGCTTGCTCTTCTTGTTGTTTGATTGCTTCAATGAGTTCTCCTTTATTTTGCAGAGTAGAAGTTTGTATGAGTAGATCAGTTGGAACTGGAATTTGCATCTCTTTCAACTGCATCAAAGTTGTGAACTGAAGCTGTCTTTGAGTAGAAGTATTCAACCCTTCTTCGATCACGCAGTCATATTTGCTAAAGGCACGATTATAGAATTGCTCAGTTGGCTCTTCACCAATGATCCTTTTAACCTTGCCGGGAGTCCAATTCTGTTGAATAAGCCTTAGAGTGATCTCTCCAAGAAGCTTTTGGCTTTGATCAAGGTTATCAAAGAGACATTGAAGCGTAGTTAAACCGGCTCCTTGTCTTAGCATCGAAAGAATGCCGGCTTTATCGTCCTGGGCTGCTCCTAAGAGCTCTTCGTTTACTCCAGAAATTTGCTGGATCTCTTGACCAAGGATCTCAGAAAGTTGGATCATAGAAGCTGGGATCTGAGGAGCCTCAATCTTCTTGACCAAAGTCTCAATTGGTTGATCGGAAGCCTTTAAAGCAAGTCCTCGTCCTTGTCCTTGGAGAAAAACGTCTTTTGGATTAACGAGAGCGTTTTCTTTGTAGGCAAATCCGCTGGTGATCTGCGATTCAAGTATATCCAACTCAATGACTCTTCTCCTATTGTAGAGATACTGAGCATCACGAAGGCCCCGAACAACTCCCTGGACTCGCCAAGGAAAGTAGGGTATTTGTGGTGCATAGTACGCCCAGACGGGGATGAATGGATATCTATCAATTCCGAGAGGGTTAGGTCCATTGTACATCACCTTACCTTGCACAACGATTGCAAGTTTTGTGGTTTGAATCTCACTATCTATTGGAACCACATTTGGGTATATACTCAAGAATTCGTTTAAATCATCTTCCTGGCCCTTCCATTCAATCGTTTCACCAGTCTGTGTATCTACCAGCGTCTTTTGCTTGCGAGTGTCCAGGTACCAGAATTCATCGTAAATTAGGAGGTCTTGCTGGCCATAGTTGTAAGCCTCTGGCATGAACTGGAACTTACCATCTCTATTTCCCCAACCACGCATGGACTTAATTTCTTTTTCACGACCCGGCAAAAGAGATGAGGTTTGCGATCTAGTTAGGTATTTCCTTGTCCAAATAGCATTACAATCGCTAAGATCTTTCTTTTTAAAATAAGGATCGATCAAATAACTATTATAAGACAAATTATCGACTTGTATGTCTCCATTGACTGGATCGGAACGGTAATCCATCCAGACTCCAAGGAGATTCATCCCCGTGATCAAGCTACCCTCGAACGCATCAGAAATAGTTTCAAGGAAATGGGAAGATCTCTCGCAAGAGTACATCAACTTAGTGAACTGGTCGGAGGTTTGCTGATCTTTAGATTCTACTGGCGATACAATTGTGGATTTACGATGTTGCCTTTGATAACCGCCTATCATGTTGATAGTTCTGCGGATCCTATTGAAATTGAATTGACGGCGGCGGAATGCAGGGAGATTACCGTAAATATCATTCCACAAAGTCTGATCGCCCGCATGAAAACGTGAGTCGATATCAGCTTCTGACCAAAAAGATTGATTAATTTGAATATAATTAGTGTAGTGATGGTCCATTAGCTTAAGAACATTGTGATCATTATCGACATAATACGTGTCGCTAAGCTGCGGAAATAAAGTCATACAAACCGTTTCAAATATTTTCTTTACATTATCTTTTTACCCTATTTCATTCAAAAAAAGACTTTATTCAAAAACTGATTGATTTATTTCCAAAGATTAGAAAGAATTGGCTAAAAACCAAATATTCTATGGAAGAAAAGGATCCAACTATTGAAGTTCCAACAGAAGAACAGCTGAAAGAGCTGGAAAAGAGAATAGAAGACCTTATTCACTATTTTTTAAGTAAAAAACCACAGACAGAGGAAGAAGAATGAAAAGATATTTGTTAATATTAAAAAATACCAGAGGCGAAGAAGTTAGTACTGTAATTGAAGCTGATAGTTTTGAATCTTACAATAAAACAGTAACTTTTTATAGAACAATAAAGAAAGATGCTAAATTAGTTAAAAGAATGAAACTATATAATGATTCAGAAAATGAATCAATTTCTTCTTTCAATGATTGGGTTTCAGTGGTAGAAGTACCAGAAGCGCCTAAATGATCATCGATTGCATTTCAGATCTACATGGACATTATCCTGAATTAGAAGGTGGAGATCTTCTTATAATTGCCGGCGATATGACCGCTCATGACAAGATTCCAGAATGGTTTATTTTTTTTGATTGGTTAGAAAAGCAAAAATATCGCAAAAAGATCTATATTGGCGGTAATCATGATAACTTTTTAGTCCATTGTATTGCTTTTAATGATCCAAAACATAAATGGCTTTCAGACTTAATAGAAGAAGAGACTGGAAATCCTAAAGGCGCAAATATTGAATACCTAAAAGATACCGGAACTGAATTTGAAGGCTTAAAGATCTGGGGATCCCCTTGGACCGCATGGTTTGCTGGCATAAATTCTAAATGTGAAGCTTTTGTTTTAAATGGCGAATCTTTTCTTAAGAAAAAATGGGATCTAATTCCTAAAGATGTAGATATTCTGATTACTCATAGCCCTCCTTTTGGACACCTGGATAGAGTTTACAATGGACAAATTGGAAAATGGATGCATTGTGGCTCAATGACTCTGGCTCAAATAGATTGTGATCCTAAACTGTGGGTATTTGGTCATATACATGAAGGGTATGGGCAAAAAGAAGAAGAGGAATGTAAATATGTTAATGCCTCAATTATGAACGAATACTATGAACCTGTGAATAAACCGATACGGATAATTCTATGAAAGAAAAACTGCCAAAATTGGTACATAAAGCTCCAAAGGCCATAGAAAAAAAACCGAAAAAACCACCTAAAGAGTATCTTAATGCTAAATTCACGCATAAGACCTTTTGGCCAGTAGCTGAACACCAGCCAGAGATCGATCGCTTCGTTCTTTGCTACTCAGAAGTATATGGAGAATATTATATCGCCTGTTTTAATCCTCACCAGGGCTGGCAAAATACGCGAGGTATTGACATAAGCTACATCACTCATTGGTGTGATGAAGAGTTATACTTGCCTTTTCCAATAATCAACAAATTTAACCCGGAAATAGCTGAAAAATATGGATATCGTTATGAAAAAGACTGACAAAGCTAGAAAGATTAAAGAAATACACGAAATTGAAAAAGAAATATTTAAAATAGAACACACAATTAACAATTACATTGATGCAATTGACCTATACAACGATCCAAACATTGAAAAGCACCGCAAGATCTCAGCCACACAGCTAGAATATATGGAAGATCAACTGGACGCTCTTGTGGAGTCTTATGTTAAAGGCGAACTGAAGAAAGAAAAACTATTGGCGGAGATAAGGAAATAGTGATGGTAAAGCTTAAACATATTAAGATGTACAATGCTAAGGACGTTCCCGATCATTTGGTCCAGGAAGTAACAGCTTTAGCTGTAAAAATGGGTATTGAGCTTCAATTACTATGCAAAGATATTCCACCAAATCTTATTCTTTCCGCTTTAAACTTTACCCATGCAGCAATGATAAAATCTCTAGTTTCCGATGATCCCGAGGAACTGAAGAGAGCAGCAGAGACTGAAGCTGTTACATTATTAAAGAATGTTGAATTCCTATTGCAAAGCGAAATGAGTAAAAAAAATGACTGAAGAAGCTCAGATAATATTAGTCTCCTTGGGTGGTCTTGCGTTGATCTTATTCGCTTTTTCTAGGGCCCAATTATGAAAAATAAAATGGATCCTAGTCAAATAAGTAAAAATGGCAAAGAATTTTATGATAAAATAGAAACTTTATATAAATTATCTAATTATAATGATTATGAAGTGTTATTAGCAGTTGGAAAGTTTTTTGAGTTTATTTGTTATCAAATAGACATGGATTTTGAAGACTTTAGAGAAGCTTGCGCAGTTCTTTTAAAAGAATA